ATGGCTGGAAAAAGGCAGCGGCCCAACGGGTGGGAATACGTCATCAAGCGGGCCGGCCTGCTCGACAAGCCGATCTACCTCACGTTCGCCGACGAGAAAGAGGGCGACGCCTTCGTCGCTCGCACTGAGAAGCTGCTCGACAAGGGAATCATCCCCACCGAGCTGCGCGCACCGTCGCGCATCGACACAATCGCCGACCTCGTGCGCGAGTACGAGCGCGATGCGCATCCGAAGGCGAAGGATCGCGCCGCCCTCGGAACGATCATCAAGGCGAAGGGTGCCGCGCGCTTGACCAGCATCGATGCGGGATGGGTCGATGACTGGATCTCGGAGATGAAGCGCATCGACAAGCTGGCGCCGGCTACGATCCGGGCGAAAGTGGGCGCGCTCGCACGCTGCACGGACTGGGGCATGCGGAAGGGGCACGTCCTGCTGCCCGACCATCCCCTGCGCACTCTCCCGGATGGCTACGCTCAGTACACCAAGACAGATGCGGCAATCGCCGGCGAGGCGCGCGTCGATGTGGAGCGCGATAGGCGGCTGGAGCCTGGCGAATTTGAGAAGGTGTCGGCCGTGATCGTGGCCGGCGTGCTGCCGCGCAAACAGCGGCCGCTTGCGCTCGATGACCCTCAGGCGCTGTGGTGCATGTTCGTGCTCGCCGTCGAGTCCGCCATGCGCATGCGGGAAATGTTCACGCTGACGCTCGATCAAGTTGACCTCGCGAAGCGCACCGCATTCCTCGACAAGACGAAGAACGGCGACAAGCGGCAGGTTCCTTTATCGAGTGTCGCGGTGGCGACTCTGACGGCCTACCTGGATCTGCGGACGGCCGCCGGCGCGAAGGGGAGGGATGTCCTTTTTCCGTGGTGGGATGGCGACACCAGTCCAAAAAAACTCGACAAAACTTCGGACTATCTTTCGAAACTCTACATCGGGATCTTCGAGGCGGCCAAGTGCCCGGGCCTAAAGTTTCACGACCTGCGCCACGAGGCGACGAGCCGTCTCTTCGAAAAAACGACCCTCTCGGAGACGCAGATCATGAAGATCACCGGGCACAAGTCGCACCGCATGATGATGCGGTACGCGAACCTACGTGGCAGCGACCTGGCTGCGCGCCTTTGGTGAGCGCAGCGGCTGGCGCATGCGCCGCGCTGTCTCATTGACGATCTTGCGCTCGATGTAGTCGAGCACGTCTTTTGTCAGCATCACCCATGCGCGCCCGATCTTGGCAGCGCGGATGTCGCCGCTGTTGATTAGGTCGAGCACTGTTTTCGGATGCACCTTAAGCAGCTCGGCCGCACCGAGCACGTCAACCGTGAGGTTCACTTGGCGAGTCCTTTCGCCGCTCCAGGTGGCTCGACAGTCGCTAACGGCGCCCCATCGTGCTCCTTCGAAGGGCGGGCTACCATCCGCGCAAATCGAGGAGAAGCGAAATGCCTGCTGTTGCCGAATATTGCCTTGTTGGAATTGACTGGTGGCCCCTCTGCATGACAAAAGCAGAATGGTCGGGTTGGGTCCAAGCGATCTTCTCGGTTGTCGCCATCGCTGCGACGGGAATCTACATCTACTGGCAACACAAAATGGAGCTTGCTCGTAGCCGCGGAGACGACGCAAGCCGCCGCCTCAGGCGTCTTGACTCCATAGTTGAACTCACCTTCGCGAACTCCCTGTTCGTCCGCTACGTCGCACTTCAGTTCAAAGATCGGCAATCTATCGACGACGTTCGAGAGGGGCGCGCCGGACTTGATGTGTCCGAAATCGACGACCTTGGCAATTTCACGGCGTCCATTCCGTTGCACGATCTCGACGATGCGGTGGTTGTTCGGCGTGTATTGCTTGCGACTCAGAACGCTCGTGCCGCGCGAAACATGGTTCGACGAGCCATGCGCGACTTTCGCGGACTGAGTGCTAACTCTTTCACAAACATCGCGGCGACAGTGAACGAGTGCGCCAGGCAATGCGAGGAGAGCTACAAGGTTCTCGACCAACGAGCGACGGACTATGCACAGCAAGAAGGATTGGAGAGGGCTATCAAGCAGCACACGACCAATCCGCAAACTGCAGCGGTTAATGGCAAATAGGGACGTACTCATGCGTCTCCTTCGGAGGCGTGTTTACGCATGCCCTGTTTTGAAGCCGCAGGTCGGTCCCACTCGGGCATCAACATGCTGCGTCCGCCGATGTGGAAACTCATCTCGTTGCGATCAAGCCCGAGTTCGCGTGCGATGAACAGCGACAGTACCTCGACCTGAAGCTGGCGCACGTCGTGGGCGTTGGTGATGACGACCTCAGGGTTGAAGCGGCTGCCGTCCGTCGAACTGACGTGTTCGCCTTCCGCGGCGCCGTCGTGTCCTGGGCGGGTGATTTGCCAGAGCACGGCGCCGGCCATCCGCAGTGTGTGGGCCTCGTTATCAAAACGCACATCGGTGACCACGAAGCGGGTTTCGCCCTCGCGGCGGTAGTCGGCGAGGCGCTTGATCAGCTGCGTGGTCCAGTAGCGCGGTGACTGCGCACGACGGTACTCAGTGCCCCACCATTGCAGGACCTGTCGCGGGCTGCGCGGCTCGTCTAGCCACTCACCGCTGAGTGGTGTTCGGCGGTTGGGTGCCGCGGCACTCAGGGACAGAATCACGGCCGCGAGGAAATCGTGCGGCGCGCGGCGCATGCGAAGCGCGACGGTCGGAACGTTCTTCAGATGCGGGTTGCTGAGGTCGGCGAGTGAGAGGTCGAATGCATTCGCGACCTCGCCGCGCAGCGCATCGGCGAAGGCGAGTTTGCGAAAGCGCGCATGCGCAACGAGCAAGTCAGCGGCGGTGTCCTTGCCGACGCCAGCGTGACCGGTGAGCGCGATGAGATGGTGAAGGGCGGGCCGCTTCACCGGCGGTGTGAGGGTGTTCATGTGTCCGGGTCGTGGGGGATGGGCTACGCGGTTTGAGCGGCAGCAGGGGCGTGTGCAGGCAGCAGCTCGCACGAAGAGATGGCGGCGTGCGTCTCCGGCGACACGGTGCCGGGCATCGCGCGCGGGTTGGAGAGCACCAGGCGCAGCGCGTCGCCGGCCTTGAGGTTGCGGTGCTGCGCACGCCAAGCCGCAGCGGCCGGGCCTACCCAGCGCGTCTCATAGACCTCAACGGTGCGCGGCCCTTGGTTGTCGATGAGGCGCATCTTCAGAACGAACTCGCCCGCATCGGACGTGTGTTCGCTGATGGCTGGACGCCCGGGGCGGTCCTTGTTGACGTAGAAGGTGCCGGTCGTCGTGGTGGTCATGGTGTGCTCCAGCCATAGACGCACATCGCGGCCAGCACGATGGGCAGGACGATGAAGACCGCGAGCGCGGCGGCGGTCGCGAGGAAGCCCGGAGCGGGCGCGACGGGCGATGTCCTCATGAGGCCAACGCCGGTGTCTTGGAACGAGGTCGAGCGCATGGCCGGCCTTTCAAAAGGGGCAGCGCAGGGCAGGGCGCCCGCGCGTGGTCAGGACGATTTCGAGCGCGATCTCGATCACCTCTTCGTCAGAAGCGCCGTGTCGGCTCGCGAGCAGCGCCGCGCTCATGGGGTTGTGCTCGCAGAAGGGCGAACCCGGGCGGTGCTCGTAGTGGTAGCCGCCGCACCGGCACAGCCGATGACCGGTTTCGCGCAGGTGCTGCGTGAACAGGCCATGGCTGCGCCGCCGCGTGCGGCACTCAGGGCAGCGAAAGAGGAACGCCATCAGGCAGCGCTCCCCGCAGCCCTCAGGGCGTCAGTGCGCGCGCGTTCGAAGGCTTCGATTTCCTCCGACAGCGAGGGGTGCTCGCTCGACAGGAAGCCGACCACGTAGTGCCAGTTCAGATGCCCGCACTCCTTGCCCGACTTCATTGCACGAACAAGGGCCTGAGCTGCGGTCGTGCGCCGCGCACGGGCCGTCTTCATGCGTCACCTCGCGCGCAGAGGTTGAGCGCGTCAATCTCTCCATTGAGAGCGCGCGCACGCTCGGCGAACGCGACAGCCATCGGGTGCGCCGGTGCGTCTTCGGTGTAGGCTTCGACGGTCGCGTCAGAGATACCTGGCAGGCTGATGCTGCCGAGCTTCAGCGCCTTGTCGGCGAGCGGCACGCCCATGGCTTGCCACGTCGAAACGCCCATGGCGGGGCAACGGTAAAACGCCTGGCGGCGGCGACCGGTCGTGCGAATCCAGATGTCGACGCGCGCCGAGCGGGTCGCGACGTAGCCCGGCGCTACGCGGCTGCTCGTGGCGTGGTGAGCTTGAACGCGGGCCACGTCTTCAGCCCTCGATGCGGGTTGCGTCGATCACCGGGCAACCGGTGACTTGCTGTGCGATGTCGAGAGCCTGTTCGGCATTGGCCGCGAGGAACTGCACGTACGGCGCCGCGCCCGTCTCGGACGGGTTCAAGTGGCCGAGCGAGTCGCGGGGCGTGTACGTGCAGCGATAGCGGCGATGGTTATCGACCTGGGCGGCCGTGATGGGGCGCGTTGCCCTCTTGGGTTGGTGCGCGGTGCGCGTCATTGCTCACTCCTTCGCGCCGGGATGGCGCATTGGAGTGAATTATCGGTATTCCGATATTTATGTCAACGGTTTACCGATATGAGGTCCGATATTTTTATCGGTTTCCCGTTGAGAACGGAGGAACCCGGCAGCCCCGAGGAGATGCTTCAGGCTCCTCGCCATCGTTCTCCGGACAAACCGAAAAAATGGCGAGATGCTCGGCCCGGGTTAGCGAACTTTCCAAAATGCTCGTACTTATCCTGCGGTCACGTCGTTGCGTGGAGCTGGGCATTCGAATGGCTTTGAATAGGCGTTGCTCCAAAGCTGGTCTTGGGCGGTGCCGATAAGCCGCCGCGCGGGGGCATCCGCAAGCATCTCTTCCATCTTGTCCCATGGAATGAAGACTTGATGGGCCTTGCGCCCTTCTAGGCAAAGGGGACAACCGGTTTCGACGGCATACAAAGAAAGGTCGGTATGCACCCACCCAAGCCGTCTTGAGAGAGTCTTGAATCTCCACATGTGGGCTAGTCGGTCTCGAACAGTTGACTTTTTGTAGGGGTAGAGGATGCCAACATGCGCCAGGTGAATGTCGTGCGGGGAGAGGTTGCGGACACACACACTCAGCCCGGAGCGCGTCTCACCGTCTACGGTCTCGACTGTGAAAATAATGTCAACCCTCATTCTCGGGCGAGCCTGAAGCAAGTTCCATAGGAACACCGCAGTTGATAGCAACGCGGCATAGAGAGCCAGGTAGTCCGTGGTCTTCATTTCCATCTACTCCTTTTGTGTCGCCTTTTATGGGGCGCGATCGGAAAGGGATGGAATTCGAGGCAAAGGGGTTGGGTCTCCCCTTCAGGGCATCCCCGATGTGTCCACCTGGTTTGAATCGAGCTCCCTCGTGCCTCAGCGTTTGTGCCTTTCGACGGCCTGAGCAACCAGCTTTGATACGCTATCGCGATCACGCTTCAGCCTCGCTGCCATCAGCTTATCGCTCATGATGAGTTCAATGGCCTTGCGCAGGATCGGCAGCTCACCCTCGCATTGCTCTTCAGTTAATTCGTGTACTCCAAGGCTGAGAATCCCATAAAGCTCGGGATGCTCAGACATAAATTTGGGCAAGTGATCTCGTAGCAGCCGAATGCGCTCATCAGTCCGGGCGCTCTTAAATTCAGGCCAATCCGACATGTTCTTCTCGACCATGTACTGGTCTCTGGCCTCGATGAGAACGCCTTCGAATACCCTCCGGTAGTACACACACGCGGCAACATTGAACCCATGAGCAGCAGTGTTGGTGGCCCGAACAAATTCTCTTCGCTGCTGCTTTGACATTCCTTCTTCGAACGCGCTCAGGTCACCAAGATGAAAATCTGTCAGTGAAGGAAATTGCCCCACCTTGATGATCGAGTACTTAAATGGTGAGGACGCAAAACTCAGCGGAGCACCAGGGGTGCTGGAGACAACCTTGGTGTGAAAATAGAAGTTCGCCACATGGTCTGCATTCCGAGCACAGGCGGTGCGGAGAACGAAGTCTCCCATCCAGCTTAATGGCCTGGATGAAGTCTGGGCCCCCGCCATAGCAACCCGGTCCTTCTCTGTGATGGCTCGCTGTTCTAGATCCGGCAGCGGGACTGCGGTCCATGTAGTGTGTTTCTCGCACCGGGGGCAGTAATCGTCGAACTTAGTTCGGCTGATCCGGACCTCTCGAACCTGCTCGCTAGGCTTGGTTTTTCCGTCGAGGTCGAATGCACCATAGAGCGGCATCTTGATGAGCGTCTGAAAGAGCTGTGGCGTTGAGGTGGGGGTGGCCGGGCCAAATGGAGATTGTTCGCTCATCGCGATATTCTCCACCCCACGCCCTAGTTTCGCCTCTGCAATAGATGTCTACGTCCAGCAGCGACAGCGGTCGTCGCGCGGCTATTCAAAAAAATTTCAGCTGAAAGCTGACGGGAACAGGAATAGGACCCTAGGTGCGAGTTTTGATCTTTCGCCGCGGCACCGGGTACGGAACGTAGTACATCCACGCGACCTGCTCGGCCTTAAGGTGCAGAACCACGCTATCGTTATAGCTGGCTAAGCTATAGCCGCCGCGACGGGAAACAAGGCGTTTGATCATGGTCTCACCCGTCACGAGGCGCACTAGCACGTCGTCTTCTAAATCAGGCTCGGTTCCTGGCTCCACGAGCGCGAAATTGCCGGGCGTGTACTTGGGGTGCATGCTTGCTCCCTCGACTTCAACAACGAATGCATGTGGATCGCTACTCGCAATGTCCTCGGCGTATTCACCGGTCGCCCCCACTGGGTAGTCTGAATCAGTCCAAATCACCTGCGGCATTGCTCCCCCGTTGCCTCTCCCAACTACGGCAACGCCCTTCAGCTTGCCGGCCCTGACAGCCTGCGCCGTCTCAAGCCCTTTCGGTCGAGGGATCATCTCGCCTTCGCCAGTCGCGAGCCAGTCAACGTTGACGCCGCAGGCCTTCGCAATTTGCGGTGTGAAGGCAGACCCAAGGCCCGATTTCTCGGCCTCAGAGTAAGCCGACTGGCTCATGCCGACCTGCTTCGCAAGCGCACCCTGTGTCAGGTCCGCATGCTTGCGCGCAGCGGCAAGCCGCTGGCCGAAATCTGTGCGTTGGACATCCCTCATGACCGATAGGGTAGGTTCACTGTACATCGGAAAACCGCTTGAATGAATATCGGAATACCGATAAAGTCTGGCGCCTATGGACTGGCCTCAACTCATTTCGGGACTGCAGCGACGAAAGCTCAGCCACACCCAAATAGCCGCCTTGTGCGGATGTGGGCAGGCGACCATCGCCGACTTGGCTCGGCGAGCCACCACTGAGCCTCGCTATGGGCTCGGGCGGTCGCTCGTGCAGCTCTCGCATGCGAGCAACGTCGAGATTCAGCGCCGATTGGCGGTGTTGCGGCCGGCTGCTGTGCCTATCGAGCCCGCTCGCGGCGAGGGCGCACATGCTTGAGCGGCGACCGCCGTTGCGGCGAATCACGACAACCATCCCGACGACGGCCGTAGCACGTCTACGGCGGGCGCAAGCACGCGCTCGCACAGCTGCGCCATCGCGGCGCGTTGACGCGGCGCCTGCAGCCCTTGGACGCCTACGCTTGCCGTCGTTATCTCGATCCACGCCGCAATGCTCTCCCGGTTCAGGTCTGGTTCGACCTCCAGCAGTAGCACGAGCTGCTGCAGGAATTGCTCGATGGCGTCGATGCGCTCCGCCAGCGTCGGAGCAGGACTCGCGTCTGCATGTGCATTTGCGAGGCATTGGCTGTTTTTCTCTGAGGTCTGCATGAGAACGAATATCTCAATTGACGAGGCGCACGGCTATGGCGCCGATGAGCCCGTGCCCGACAAGCTGCGCGGCCACGATGCCGCGGTAGCGGCCTATGACACCGCGCATGGCTACGAGGGCGGCATTGATGCCCTCGCCAAGCGCATGGGCCACAACGTCAACACGCTGACGCACAAGGTCAATCTGCGCAACACGACCCATCACCTCACGGTGCGTGACGCCATCGAGATGCAGTGGCAGAGCCGCGATTACCGCATCTTGCACGCCATGGCCGACGAGCTGGGATATGTCTGCGTCCGCGCGACGCCGGTGCATTCCGATGACGATCCGGTCGATACGTTGATGCGCATGCAGATGGCGTTTGCCGACTACGTGCAGGCGCTCGGCGAGGCGTGGACGCGGCGGCAGGGCGGCGTATCGCGCAATCAAATGCGCAAAGCCGAGCACCATGCGGCCGAGGCAGCTGCCAGCATGGGCCATGCGCTGGCGATGCTGCGCGACATGATGCGGGAGGAACCGAAGGCATGAGCGCAGCGGTTCAACCTGGGCGGGGAGGGCGCGCGACCCCATGAGCATCAAAGTCATGTCGATGGTCTTTGACCGCTATCCATCGGGCGGCATGGAGCGGCTGCTCGCGCTAGCGATGGCCGACCATGCCAGCGACGACGGCCGGCGCATCTGGCCCTCCGTGGATGAACTGGCCCGCAAGACCATGCAGAGCCGCAGCAGCGTGCAACGGCAGATCCGCCGGATGGTCGCCATCGGTTGGTTGATTCAGGTCCGCTCCGCCACCGGGCGGCCGGGCATCACCAACGAGTACCGCATCTGTCCCGAATGGATCGAAGGCGGCGAAGTGCCAACACCAGAGAGGGGTGTCAATTTGACACCCCTCAACGATGAATCCCCAGCTGAAGTTATCCACACGGGTGTCAATCTGACACCCGTCCCAAGGCCCGAGAGGGGTGTCACCACAGCCGCGAGGGGTGTCACCAGAGACGAGAGGGGTGTCACAGCTATGACACCCGAATCTTCAGAACCATCATTGAACCAATCCCCCCTACCCCCCGGCGGGGGGGCGAGCGGGTTCGATGAGCTTTTCTCGATCTACCCGAACCACGACAACCGGGCGAAGGCAGAACGCCGATACCGCCGGCTTGCGCCGACCGCCGCGCTGCAGCAGACGATGCGCTCGGCCATCGAGGCCCAAAGGCTTAGCAAAAGGTGGACGAAGGACGACGGCGAGTTCGTGCCCGAGTTCGCGACCTGGCTTCGTAACGAGCGGTGGCGCGACGAGCCTCGTGCGACTGGCGCCAGCAGCGCCGATGCCAGCAACGACGCATGGCAGGAGACGCGCAGCGGCATTGACGCGAAGGCGCGTGCCCTCGGCCTCACCGCCTGGGACGAAGCGGCCTTCTCGGTGGGCCGCGGCGAGAACTACATGGCCTTCACCGCACGGGTGAAGCGCGCCGCCGAGAAAGCAGGGGAGGCGGTATGCGCGTGAGCGTGGGATTCAACGGCACCGGCCTCGCGAGCGTGCAGTCGAAGCTCGCCAAGCTCTCGGGCCAACAGGCCAAGCAGGCCTATGCCGACGGCCTGAGCGACGGCGGATTCCATGTACGGCGCGGATGGCAACGCGAGATGCGCGAGCAGTTCGACCGACCCACCGCCTACATCCTCAAGAGCGTGTATGTGCGCAAGTCCACGCCCGAGCGGCTGAGCGTGGAGATCGAGCCCACCTACTTCGGCGGCAAGGGCGTGGACCCCCAAAAGATTCTGCAGGCGCAAGAGTTCGGCGGTGTGCGTCGAGACAAGCGCAGCGAGGCCGCACTGCGCCGCATCGGCATCTTGCCCGCCGGCTATCAGACGGCCATCCCCGCCACGCCATTCCCGGGCAGCGATGACGGGCGCGGCAACATGCGCGGCGGCTTCCTCGTGCGCCTGCTGTCGTACTTCCAGGCGATGGGAGAGCAGGGCTACAAGGCCAACATGACGGACAAGCGCAAGGCCCGTCTGCACAAGGGGACCAAGGGCCGCGAGGGCGTGCGCTTCTTCATTGCATACGGGCGTCTTCGCAGTGGTCCGACACAGCACCTTGCACCTGGCATCTGGGCGGCGACCGGACAAGACGGGTTCATCGTGCGGCCCGTGCTGATGTTCGTGCGTGATGGCAGCTACGAATCGCGGATCAGCCGCGAGCGCGTGGCAGAGCGTGCCGACCTTGAGCCCTACATCGAGCGGCGCATCCGCTATCGCATCCGAAAGATGGTGGGCGAATGAGCAGAGCAGTGTCCACGCCGTCTATCGAGGCCGGGCCCACCTCGCACCACCTCGGGGCATCGCGCGCGCCCAAGGGCACGGGTCCTTCCGCAGAGGTGGTCGTTACGGGTAATTCGAACCCCGACTTCGGACTGTTCGGCCGCATTGCTAAGGGGGTTAAGTGAAGGCCATTGAAGCAATGAGGCAGGCGATTTCGCAGGCCGAGTTCGGCGCGTGGGTCGGCATCAGCGAAGCGCGCGTGAGCCAGCTCATGGCCGAGGGCGTGCTCACGCGCGGCGAGACAGGCCACGAATGGCTCATCGCCTACTGCGAGCGCATGCGGGACATCGCCGCCGGCCGCGCGTCGTCGGAGACGGGCGGCCTCGACCTTGTGCAAGAGCGCGCGGCGCTGGCGCGCGAGCAGCGCCTCGGGATCGCGATCAAGAACGCCGTCGCCCGCGGCGAGTACGCGCCGATCACGCTCCTGGCCGAAGTGCTCGCGACCGCGAGCCAGGCCGTCTCCGAGCGCTTCGAGCAACTGCCCGGCCTGCTGCGCAAGGTGTGCCCCGAGCTGCCCGACACCGCGCGCGACAAGCTGATGTCGGCCTTCGCCGATGCGCGCAACCAGTGGGTTCGCTTGACGAGCCGCCTTGTCGCCAAGGCCATCGTGCAGGTCGAGAGCGATGGCGACGAGGACGATGGCGATGACGAAGAAGAGGACGTGTCGGAATGAGCATGGCGCCCACCGAAACGCAACGTGCCATCGTCCAGGCGGTGAGGTTGGGCCTCGTGCCGCTCAAGATGGAACGGCCGCAGCCGCTGAGCACCTGGGCCGAAGACAACTTCTATCTCTCGCCCGAGGCCAGCCACACGCAGGGCGAATGGAAGGCCTACCCGTTCCAGAAGGGCTGGATGGATGCCTTCAGCAATGACGACATCGAAGAGGTGACCGTGCGCAAGGCCAAGCGCGTCGGCTACACGAAGACGCTGCTGGCCTTCATCGCCTACAACGCGGCGCACCGCCGCCGCAAGCAGGCGCTGTGGATGCCGACCGACGACGACCGCGACAGCTTCGTGAAGTCGGAGGTCGAGCCGATGCTGCGCGACGTGGACGCCCTGAAGGCGGTCATCGTGCCGGGCAAGGAAGACACGATGAAGCTCAAGAGCTTCTTCGGCTCCGTGCTGCACCTGCTCGGCGGCAAGGCCGCGCGCGCCTATCGCCGCATCACGGTGGCGGTCGCGGTGCTCGACGAGGCCTCGGCCTTCGATCAGAAGATCGAGAAGTCGTCGGACCCGATCACGCTTGCACGCGGCCGGCTCGAAGGCGCCCCGTTCCCGAAGCTGGTCGCCGGCAGCACCGTGCGCATCAAGGACTTCGACCACATCGAGACGCGCGAGAAGAACGCCGATGCGCGCATGCGCTACCACATCGTCTGCCCGCACTGCGACACCAAGCACCCGCTCATCTGGGGCAGCAAGAAGGTGCGCCACGGCTTCAAGTGGGACGGTCACGACTACAACACGGTGCGGCATGTGTGCCCGCACTGCCACGAGTCGATCACGCAAGCCGACTACCTGCGCATCTGGGACACCCGGGCGATGTGGGTCAGCGAGTGCGGCCGGTATCGCTACGACCACGATCTGCACGTCTGGACCGATGCGCAAGGCGTCGTCATCCGCGCGCCGCGACATGTGGCCTTCGTGGAGATGTGGAGCGGCTACAGCCCGCAGCGCGCATGGTCGGACATCGTGCGCGAATTCCTCGAAGCCACGATCAAGGCGAAGGCAGGGGACACGGCGCCGCTCGAAGGCTTCGTGAACGAGACCCTTGCGCAGTACTGGGAAGCCGTGGTCGAGCGCGCCGACGAGCACGCGCTCTCGCGCCGGGCCGAGGGCTATCGCCGCTTCACCGTGCCGTATGGCGGCCTCGTGCTGGTCACCGGTGTGGACGTGCAAGACAACCGCTTCGAGTTGGTGACCTGGGCCATTGGCCGCGGCGAGGAAATGTGGTGCATCGATTACAGCGTCATCTATGCGAACCCGGCCGACGAGCGCGACTGGTCGCACCTCGATGCCTACCGCAAGACGATCTTTCAGCACGAGAGCGGGCAGGCGATGAAGATCGAAGCGATGGCCGTGGACACCGGCGGCCACTTCACGCACCAGGCCTACAACTACTGCCGCCAGCGCGAGCGCGAACGGGTCTTCGCGGTGCGCGGCGATCCGCAGCCCAGCAAGATGGTCAAGAGCAAGGCCACCGTTCAGGATGTGAACTGGGGCGGGAAGATCATCAAGCGCGGCGTTCGCCTTTGGTATGTTGGCACCGACACGGCGAAGGATCTGATGTATGGCCGCCTGTGCGTCGAGAAGAGGGGCGCCGGCTTCGTCCACTTCAGCAAGGATCTGCCGCCCGAGTTCTACACGCAGTTGACCTCCGAGGCGCGCGTGCCGCAGCGCGTGGCCGGCGGCGAGGCCTATCGGTGGATGAAGTCGCCCGGCGCGCGCAACGAGGCGCTGGACTGCACCGTCTACGCGATCTTCTGCACGCACATGCTCGGACTGCACCTCTACACCGGAAAGATGTGGGAGCGGCTGGAGTCCATCGTGCAGCCGCCGAATGGGGATCTGTTTCGCGTGGAACACACGGAAGAGGTTTCACCGGCTGATGTTCCACGCGAAACGCAATCGGTCGAGCAGACCTCCGAGGAGGCAAGTGCCGAGCCGAGTGCGACGCCCACGAGCCCACCGCTACCGCCTCCCGCACCGCCAACACCGGCGGCGCCTCCAGTCGCACCCACGAAGCCGGCCCCGCCGCGCCGAACCGTTCAACGCCCCTCCCGTCAATCCTTTCCCGCTAGATCATGGTGAATATCACGAACCAGAACGACATCGTTCTCGACATCCTTGGCCGAGTGCAGGAAGCGCTTGCCGAAGCCAAAGGCGAGCTGACGCCCGAGCTGGTGAAGGGCGTAGAGGCCGGCATCCGGGCCGACTGGGGTGGTGACCGCGTGTTCATCGCGAAGCGCCGCGGGGAGGGGCATGGCAATCGGAACAGCCGCATCTTCCGGGACTACCTGGCCGGGGAGCGGGTGAAGCTGCTTTCGCGGCGCTATGAGCTTTCCGAGCGGCAGGTGCTACGGATCGTCAAAGCACCGAAATCCTAGGCTGTTTGGAAAATAACCTACGAGCCGCTCAGCCGCTATGAAGACGGTTTTGGGCGCGTCCTGTAAATCTAAGCGGCTTATCTATTCACTAAACGCGCCCAATCATCCAATTAGGTCGCATGCTGTGAAAAACAGTAGGCTTCATCGATTCGGTTCCAAATGTGATCATAAATAGCTTGCAAATCCGAGCAGTAGCGTGACTCGTTTTTGAAGCTTGTTCCCGACCAGCGGTGCGGAAAAAAACCGCCGCCGCAAGATTCGGAATAACGGCACTCCTTGCACTTTTTGCACAGGTCGGTTGACTGATAGGCTATAGCAAGCCAGTTTGGATCACTTCTGATGGATTGCAGCGGGTGCTCAAGAATATTAACTGCAGTTTGAGTAAATCCTCCGCCATTAGATCTTAAAACGTCAAGCGGTTCTAAAGCGCCTGAAGGTAATAAGGTTGTGGTTATTATGGGGCCATACCCGTAACTCTCGACTTCGGTATTCAGGCCGAGTAACCCTCTGATAATTGCAGAAAAAGTTCGGATTGAAACACCGTCTGATTCGGCGTGATCGTACCAATGGTCAAACAGTCCAGTCAGGAACGGAGCAATCGATGCCACGTTGGAGTTTGTCCAGCTAGCATCGGGTAATAACACGTCAAAATGCCTAATCCCCAACTGTTTCATGTGAAGGTAGTACTCCACCGGATCAGCGGCCGCATCGCCTACTGAAAGACATCCAAATGAGAGTCCAAATTTTGCTAGGTGCCGCATTCCGCGAACTGTTGAAGCGGCGGTGCCTCCTCCATCTTTTTGCACTCTGTGTTTGTCATGGCTAGGGCCGTCGTAGCTCAAAGTCACCGCTACATTTAGCGCACAGAAAAGCGCGCACCATTCATCATCGATTAACGTTCCATTTGTGGTCAAGGAAAATGAAATTTCGGTGCCACAATCAGTCCCAATACGCTTCAACGTTTCACACAATCGAAGAAATCTCCGCTTCGGAAATAAGAGGGGTTCGCCTCCATGAAATAAAATTTCGAAACGGGGAATTGAATGCTGTGTAAGGTGCTCTTGGAGCTTTTCGGCTAATGCCTTCGTGACCTCATTTGACATGGTAAGTCGACCCGCAAGCACATCTGGATCTCTAAACCAGTAGCAATAGTCGCAATTTATGTTGCATGCCGACACCAGCTTTACCAGCAAATAGTTGATGGCGAATTTGCTTGCTGGTACCTCGTCCGCAGTTATTCTTTTTGAAAAGTATATGGGGGTAGTCATTCCCGAAACTTTTCGACGATTTGATTTATCTCATTCGGCGAAATGTGATCTTCCCAGGTATCGATAGTGCCGTATCCCGATTGCGTCCTGTCGTATCTCGTGTAATCGGGTTTCCCGACCTGCCCTTCGGTATACGTTTTCGTGTAATCCGCACTGGCGGCCTCTTGAAAAGAGGGTTTTGCCAGAACATTTTTTAAAATCTCATCAACTACTAGATTCTTTTTTAGAGGAGATGCTTGGGAAAGCAGTGAGTTCTCGATGATTTTTGCTCTCAGCGCATCGTTAAACGTGTTCACGGTTTCACTCCTTAGATAAGAAACTCAAAATATCACTGGCGAGGCGCGATGTACACGGCATATGTCTTTTGGCCGGTCAGAGCCCGCATGCGAGATGGCTCTAGGCAGCCGTAGAACCATTTGCTCACTCGATATGGAGATGTTGGGTACTTGTCCGCCCGAAGTGACACGTCTCGCCTTGTCGATGTCAGCATCCCCCTTCGATAGTCCGGTCAACACTGACCAAAGGCCTGACCGTGGCTATCGACACCTCCAACACCGAACCCATCTCCATCATTCCCGGCGATACCGTCAAGTGGACGCGAACGCTCGCGGACTACCCGGCCTCGGCCGGTTGGGCGTTGAGCTACGAACTGCTCAACGCGATGCATCGCTACGAGATTCCCGCATCCGCTGACGGCAAGGCGTTTCGCGTCGTGGTCTCGGCGCAGACCACGCAGAGCTATGCCCCCGGTTCCTACGACTGGAGAGCGCGCGTCACGAATGCGGATGAGGTCTACACAGTCGCCAGCGGTCGCCTGACCGTCGCGCCATCGTTCGGCGCCGTAGGCGATGTCCGCTCGCATGCCCGGCGCACCCTCAAAGCCATCGAGGCCGTGCTCGAAGGCCGGGCCACCAGCGCAACAGCCGAATACGAAATCAACGGCCGCCGCCTGAAATACATCCCGCTCAACGAGCTGCACGCGATGCGCACGAAGTATCAGCGCGAGGTCGCTGCGGAGGAGGGTAAGAGCGGCCCGCGGGGCGTATCGGGCCGCATCATGGTGAGGTTCGGCGCATGAAGGCCCCCGCATTCCTTCGCAACCTCTTCCGCGGCAAGCCCATCGCCAAGAAGACGCAGGTTCGCCGCTTCCAGGCCGCGCGCATCGACCGCCTCTCGGCCGACTGGATCGCCACCTATTCGAGCATCAACGAAGAGCTGCGCGGCGACCTCGACCGGCTTCGCGCGCGCGGGCGCGAGCTGCGCAACAACAACGACTATGCGCGCAAGTTCTGCGGCATGGTCGAAACCAACATGGTCGGGCCGGCCGGCTTCGTCATGCAGTCGCGCGCAGAGATCGCACCCGGCAAAGCCGACAAGCTAGCGAACGATGCCATCGAAGCGGCCTTCGTGCGCTGGCAGGCGGTGTGCGACGTCACCGGCCGGCAGTCGTTGCGCGACATGTGCGAGACGCTGGTCGGCGGTCTGCCGAGCGACGGCGAGTTTCTGGTGCGGATGGTGCGCGGCCCCGATGCGCGCAACGAATTCAACTTCGCGCTGCAGCTCATCGACGTGGACCGGATCGACACCACGTTCAACGGCGTCGAGCATTCGACGGGGAACACCGTCATCATGGGCGTGGAGGTGGACGCCTACCGCCGAACCGTCGCGGTCCACATCTTCGAAGCCCATCCGAACGACGGCCCGCGCACCTCGCGCCAACGTGTGCGCCTGGCGGCCGAAGACATCATCCACGGGTTCAAGGTCGAGCGCGCCGAGCAGGTGCGCGGCATCCCGTGGATGGCCCCGGGCATGCTGAGCCTGCACCACCTGGGCGGCTTCATGCTGGCCGCGGTGCTGGCCGCCGAGCATGGCGCGAATCACTTCGGCTTCTTCACGCAGAACCAGGACGCGGCGCCGGGCACCTTGCCCATCGGCGAGCGTGACGACGGCGGCGATGCGATCACCACGAGTCAGCCCGGCATCTACGACACGTTGCCGCCGGGCTACGACTTCAAGCCGCACGAGAGCAAGTACCCGAACGAGGTCTTCGGCCCCTTCGTGAAGACCGCGCTGCAGCGCGTGGCGAGCGGCTGGCGCGTGTCGTACCACGCCCTCGCGAACGACCTCGAAGGCGTCAACTTCTCCAGCATCCGCAGCGGCACGCTCGACGAGCGCGACCGGTGGTCGTCGGATCAACAGTGGTTCATCGACATCCTGCTCAAGCGTGTGCGCGCCGAGTGGATGGTGATGTCCCTGCTGTCGAATGCCATCACGATGCCGAACGGAAGTCCGCTGCCCGCGGCGAAGGTCGCGAAGTTCGGCGCGCACGACTGGCTCGGCCGTCGTTGGGAATGGGTGGACCCGCTCAAGGACATGAACGCGCGCATTGCGGGTGTCGGTGCAGGCTTGATGGCGCCGCAGGATCTGAGTGCGCAGATGGGCCGCGACTTCTACGACACCATGCTCAAGATCAAGGAAGCGCAAGACCTGGCGCAGCAGCTCGGCATCGTGCTGCCAGCGTATGCGACGAAGGTCGCGGCACCAGCGCCGAAGCCGGCACCGAAGGGGCGACCTGCCGACGTCGAAGAAGAAAACGAAGAGGAAGAAGAAACCGCGACCTAGTGACATCGCGTGCCTTATGAATGTCAGTGCCGCGCAGTTGCAATAGCGGCATGACTTCAAGTCTTCCTCAAGTCCTTCGCCAGCACCTTCCCACCGGCCAACTCCAGCGCGCCTTCGTGGTGGAGCGTGCCTCCATCGACGAAGAGACGCGCACCGTGAAGCTCGCCTTCGCGAGCGAAACGCCCGTCAATCGGGGCTGGTTCATCGAGATGCTGGACCTGAGCCGCAAGTCCATGCGAACCGGCCGCCTGACCGCCGGCGCCAACCTCCTTTGCGACCACGACACACGCGATGTGGTCGCGGTCGTCGAGTCTGTGGAAATCGGTTCGGACAAGGTCGCCCGTGCTGTGGTGCGCTTCGGTCGAAGCGTGCGCGCAGAGGAAGTCTTCCGAGACGTGATCGACGGAATCCGCGTCAACGTGTCGGTGGGCTACATCGTCCACGAAGCCATTCTGGAAGGCACGAAGGATGGTGCTGACACCTACCGCGTGACCGACTGGGAGCCCTTCGAGTTGTCTCTGGTCAGCGTGCCAGCGGACGCGACTGTCGGTGTCGGCCGCAGTCTCCCCACCGAGCTGCCGGCCCCTTCTTCCATTGCTTCCCTTGCCTCCACTTTTCCAACCTCTACGGAGAACCGCGCCATGACGACGCCCGCAACCATTCCCGCCACCAACCCGGCGCCCACCATCGAAGTTATCGCGCAGCGCAACCACGCCAGCGAAATCAGCCAGATCGCTGCGGCCATGCCGGGCGGTGCCGAGCTGGCGATGCGTTCCATCCAAGCTGGCCACACGGTCGAGCAATTCCAGGCCGAGGCGATTCGCGCGCTCGCGTCCAAGCCCGTGCCCACAGCCGACATTGGCCTGACCCCGAAGGAAACGCGCCGCTTCAGCATGGTCCGCGCCCTCAATGCGCTGGCGAACCCCGGCGACACCGCGGCACGCAACGCCGCGGCCTTCGAATTCGAGTGCTCCAGTGCGACTGCGACCAAACTCGGCAAGGCCTCGCGCGGCATCATGATTCCATTCGAGGTGCAGAAGCGCGACATGGTGGTGGGCACGCCCTCGGCTGGCGGCAACCTTGTGGCCACGGACCTGATGTCGGGTGACTTCATCACCATCCTGCGCGATGCGATGGTGCTCAACACGCTGGGCGTGCGCTTCCTCTCGGGTCTGGTCGGCAACATCGCGATTCCGAAGCAAACCGGCTCCGGCAGCGCCTATTGGGTGGCCGAAGGCCAAGCGCCCACCGAGAGTGCTGCAGCCATCGGTCAGGTCGCGATGTCGCCGAAGACGGTTGGCGCCTTCACCGACATCAGCCGCAAGCTCCTGCTGCAATCGAGCATCGACGTGGAGAGCTTCGTGTCGGCCGACCTGGCGATGGTGCTCGGCCTGGCGATCCAGCGCGCGGCCATCTCGGGCGGCAGCGTTGCGAATGAACCGCTCGGCATCCTTGCCAAGCTCGCAGCGAGCGTCATCGGTGGCCCCAATGGTGGCGCGCCGACCTGGGACAGCGTGGTGGATCTGGAGACGGCCGTGTCGGTCGCGAATGCCGACGTGGGCACGCTGGCCTATCTCACCAATGCCAAGGTGCGCGGCAAGCTCAAGAAGACCTTCGTCGATGGCCCCGGCACCGGCGAGCGCGTGTGGCAGAAGGGCAGCGAGCCGCTGAACGGCTACCGCGCCGCCGTCACCAACGCAGTGCCGAGCAACATCACGAAGGGCACCGGCGAGGATCTGTCGGCGCTCATCTTCGGCAACTTCGCCGACCTCGTGATCGGCATGTGGGGCGGCCTCGACCTGATGGTCGATCCGTACACGCACAGCACCACGGGCACGGTCCGCGTGACTGCACTGCAAGACGTGGATGTCGGCGTCCGCAACGAAGAGAGCTTCGCCACGATGGAAGACGCGCAGACCGCGTGAACCGCGTAAATCCACCATGTTTGCCGAAGACCTGTCCGTTTTCTTTAGCGACTTCGCGGTGAGCGCTTCGTTCACTGTCGAAGGCGTGCAGAAGACCGCGCGCGTCCATTTCGACCGCCCGTATGCGGCGCCCTTCGGAATGCAGGCCGATGCGGATTCACCGTCGTGCCAAGGCGCGACGGCGGACCTCGCCGGGCTGCAGCGCGATGACGCGATCACCGTCGATGGGAAGCCGTTCGAAGTCGCGCGTGCGGAGCCGGACGGCACCGGTGTGACCAACCTTGTGCTGCGGAGTCTCTGATGCTTGCGCTTGAGCCCGCCATCGTCACGCGCCTGCGCGGAGAGCTGCCCGGGACGTGGACCGTCAAGGGCGTCTTCACCGACAGCGGCAAACGCGATCCAGTGCTGCTGGTGTCGGTGCTGTTCGTCGATGCCAACGTGCCGGCCAGCGATGTGCCTGGCGCACTGGTGCGCCCGTTCTGGGCCATCACGCTGATGGCGAAGCGCGGCGATCCCGAGGCCCTTGTGCATCTCGACAGCGCGTTCGCGCTCGTCGTCGAGGCGCTGCAGGGCTGGACGCCCGGACAGGTCGCAGGGCGGCGCTGGGAGCGCCTGCAACTGGTGAGCGTGAAACCGCCGCCTTACCCCGACGACGGCTTCGTCGGCATCGAACTCATTTTTTCTACTTCGGCCCGCTTCGACGGCCAACCCTGAAAGGAATCCCCATGCCCATCGTGCATACCAAAACGGAACTGTCGGCCCCGCGCGGCCGCCTGCGTCTGGACATCATGAACGCCCTCGAAGAACTGACGGGCGAAGAAGAGATGGGCAACTGCCCGAGCTTTGTCCTCACCGTCGATTCCGAGAAGGCCGAGGAATTCTCGGCCGAGACCGCCGCGAGCGAACTCATCGGCACGCTGACGGGCAAGGTCAAGCGAACCGCCAAGATCAGCTGCAACAACATGAGCATGGCGACCTATCAGCGCTTCCTCGCGGCGACGAGCGAGGTCGTGACGCAGGACGCCACGGCGGTGACCGGTGAGATTCGCACCGTGGTGCCCGGCAAGATCTATCAGCTCGGCCAGACCGCCGCCAATCCCATCGGCGTGCGCAACGTCACGGGCGTGACCGTCAAGACCGAAGACGGCACCACGCCCTACGAGGCAGGCGTCGACTTCAACGTCGATCCCGAAACCGGCGCCGTGCAGATCATCGCCGGCAAGGGCATCGCGGCGGGCAAGGTGCAGTTCGGATACACGCCCGTGGCCGGCTCGTACACGCGCCTGAAGACCGGCGGCAGCACCTCGTTCCTCGCAGCGATCCGCGTCATGGCCGACAACGCCGCGGGCAGCAACAAGGATTGGTACATGCCGCGTTGCAGCCTCACGCCTTCCGGTGACCTTCCCATCGTGTCGAACGAGGTCGAGTTCGTGACCGTCGAGTTCGATGTCGATGTTCTCAAGTCCGCCAACGCAGAGGCGGTCTACGTCGGCGGCCGTCCCGTCGCCTGACCGTCCCCCGTCCCCGCGCGTGGCGCGGGGGCGTGGTGACGCATGCGGCTTCGCAGCGAGGCCGCATGCGCCGCCACCGTCCATTCACTTGATCTTTCCTCCCCATGGGCTTTAAGCCGATTCAGATCGTTATCAACGCCAAGGACGATGCGTCCAAGGTGTTCGACCGCCTGCAAACGCGCCTTGCCGCGTTCGTCGCGGTCGTGCTGGGCTACTTCGGCATTCAGGCGTTCGCCGGCTGGGTGAAGGGTGGCGCGGACTTCGAGCAGGCGCTGAGCCGCGTACAGGCCGCCACCGGTGCCACCGCCAGCGAAATGCGCGCGCTGCGCAAGGCGGCGCAGGAAGCTGCGGCCGATGCCCGGTATGGCTTCACGGAACTGGAAGCGGCCGGCGCGCTGGAGAACCTGGCAAAAGCCGGTCTCGGCGTGCGCGATGCCATCGCCACGCTGCCCGCCGCGATGCAGCTCGCGCGGGCCGGCGACATCGAGCTGGCAACCTCGGCCGAGTACCTGACGAAGATCGTCAACGGTCTGGGCCTTGCCTTCACCGACTCGGGCCGCGTGGCCGATGTGCTCGCCAAGGGTGCGAACGCGACGAACACCAGCGTCACAGGTCTCGCGCAAGCGCTGAGCTATGCGGCGCCGCTCGCGAACACGCTCGGGCTGAGCCTCGAAACCACCGTTGCGATCATCGGCAAGTTCGCCGATGCCGGCATCGATGCGAGTCGCGCCGGCACGGCGTTGAACAGCATCCTCGCGCAGTTTTCCGACCCGGCCAGCAAATTCCGCACGGAGCTGGCTGCGGCCGGCATCACGACGGGCAACTTCGAGAAGATGCTGCACGAGCTGGCCGCGGCCGGCCCGGCGGGGCAGCGGGCCATTGCGGCCGTGGGGCAGGAAGCCGGCCCGGCACTGCGCGCGCTGCTGAATCAGGGCGTCGACAAACTTGATGCGCTGAAGAAGTCGCTGGAAGGCGCGACGGGCAGCGCGGCCGAGACCGCCGCGGTCATGCAGTCGAACCTCAACGGCGCGCTCAACGGCCTGCGTACCGCATGGGATTCGACGATCAATGCGCTGACCACGCCCATCCTGCCTGTGCTGAAGGAAGGCGTCGAGCAACTGTCCGGCGCGCTGCGCGCGGCGGTTGCCGATGGCACGGTGGGGCGCTTTGGCTCCGCGCTGGCATCGGCGTTTCAGAACGGCATCAAGTGGGTGCAATCCTTCGTCGCGAGCGTGGATGTGCCGGCACTGGTGGCGAAGGCGCAGGCACTGGCCGACCGGGTGGGCGCGCTGCTCGACAGCTTCGGGCAGAAGGCGCAAACCACCGGCGACATCGTGAAGGCGGTGTGGGGTGTCGCAGCAGCGGGCACGAATGTGCTCCTGGCGGCGATCTTCAAACTGGCCGAGGCGTTCGCGACGGTCGGATCGTCGATTCATTCGGGCCTGGCCTTCATCACCGAGGGGCTGTCGAAGATCAGCTTCGGCGGGCTGTCGGAGTCCTTCAAGCAGCTCGCCGCGGATTTCCGGGAGTCGGCAGGCGGCGCCGTTGCGGTAGCGGATGCCTTCGGGCAAAAGGCGGAAGAGGCCTTTGACCGTGCGGCCGAGGGTGCCGAGCAGGCGCGCGCCGGATGGGCGGGCCTCACCGAGAGCGCCGAGACGACGACGACTGCAGCGGCCAGCAGCGCCGCGGCCTTCACGAACATGGCGGCGGAGATGAAGGCTGCCGGTGACAGTGCGCAGGACGCGGGCCAGAAGGCCGCCAGCGCGGCCGAAACGCAACGGGTGAAGGCAGAGGAGGTCCGGGCGACCATCGCGCGCCTGAAGGCCGAATACGCGCAGGCCATCGAGACGAAGAATTTCGAGCTGGCGGTGCAAAAGCTCGACGAACTGAAGAAAGCCAACAACGCGGCGGCCGACGCGGCAGGCGGGAACAAGAAGGCGCACGCCGAAGCCGCTGCGGAGATTGCCGCCGCCTTCCAGCGTGCCGGCGTGCAGACCCAAGTCGAGCTGGAGACGGTCGCCAAGACCGCACTGCGCGACTTCGAGCTGATTCGCGACAGCGGGCAGGCCACGGCCATCGGGCTGGGCGAAGCGTGGAAGCGCGCCGCCGAGGCGGCCATTGCGGCGGGCAACGGCGTGGCGCCGGGTTGGGTGCAGGCGCAGTCCGCCATGCGCGGCTTCGAGGTCGTGCTCGACAGTGCAGGGCGCTCCACCCTCAAGTTGCGCGATGCGCAGCAGGACGCCACGCAGACGGCCCACGGCTTGGCCGGCGCGCTGCGCGAGGTCACCAGCGCGAGAGAGAAGGACATCGAGGCGCGCGAGAAAGCGAATGCCCTCAAAGAGCGCGAGAACGCCCTCGAAGACAAGCGCCTCGGCCGCGACGCGAGCGGCTTCTCGACCGACAAGAACGGGAAGACCGTCAACGCCGGCAGCGACCTCGGCACCCTGACCGGCATTGCAGCCTTCCTCAAGAACGCCGGTGTCAAGGACGACGAGACGGCGCGCCGCATTGCCCGCGAATTTGCGGACGAGAAGGGCAACGTTCAGTTCTTCAACAACCCCGGGCAAAAGAAGTACGGCGGCGATGGCGGCACGCTGAGCATGGCGCTACTGAAGGCGGCGGAGAAAGTGACGTTCTTCGGCGACGGGCAGACGCCCACCTCGATCCCGAAGCCGGAATCCAACCGCACGGTGAACCTGCAGCTCAACCTCAACGGCCGCGACTACGGCCGGGTGAGCACCGATGCGGCCGGCGCCGACGCCATCGAGGGATTGCTCGCGCAGCTCGGCGCCGCGGCCGGCACGTCTTCCATTCGCCCGAGCTGACGCATGTCTGTACCCATGTTTCACACCCTCGGCGCCCTGCAGATCCCGCGCGGCATGGTCTGGTCCGACGAGTTCGGATGGAGCCGTGTCGAGAAATCTCTCGAGTACTCCGTCACGGGCGCGGCCTTGATCGATGCCGGCGTGCGCCTGGCTGGCCGGCCGATTACGTTGCAGGGCGAAGTCGAGGCCGGTTGGATCAGGCGTGGCGCGCTCACCGCGTTGCAGGCGCTGGCCGATTCCGACCCCACCGGCGAACACGCCCTCGTGCTGGCCGATGGCCGCACGTTCACCGTGCAGTTTGCGCCCGGCCTCGCCGTGGAAGGCAAGCCGGTGGCCCGTCCCGAGCTGCCCGTCGAGAGCTATCCCTATGTCGCGACCGTGCGGCTCATCACTGTTTGACCATGACCATTCACGAATCCGACATCAAGCTCGTTGCCACACAGGTGATGGACGACGTGCCCGAAGGCGGCGGCGCGCCAACTTCGACCGTCATCGAAGACGGCAAGAGCAACGCCATCTTCAAGGACATCAGCGAGCCCGACCGGGCCATCGGCGATGTGTCCATCATGAAGGTGGCCGCCACCATCCAGACGCTCAACACCGACACCGCGCTCGGCGGCAGCGTGATCCTGTCGCGCCCGCCGGTGGACCCAAACGTGAGCGCCACGCTGTTCTACACGGGGGATTTCTTCGACCGTCGCGCGAGCATCCAGAACCGTATCGAGAGCTACCTGTCGCCCGGCGAGGAATTCAGTGGCTTCCTGCTGAGCAACCATGTGCAGGGCCAACGCTCGATCCAGATCTTTCAGCGCCCGGGCGCCACGCCGCCCGACGTTGGCGGGACGCTGCAGATCAGCGGCGGCGGCAACATCGACTACGCCCGTGTGACCGACGTGACGGTGCAGCAGCGCACCTACAGCTACAGCACGGGCGGCGGGTTTGTCGACTACGACGCGCAGGTATGCATCTGCGACCTGGCCGATGGCCTGAAGCACGACTACAGCGGCACCGCCGCCAATCGACTGTTCGAGCGGACGCAAACCGCTGCGGTCATCGACCGCATGCTTGTGGCCGACGCCGCGCGGTACTACGGTGTGGCGAAGCTGGCGGCGAACATCACGGCCGGCGACCTTTCCGCGCTCGTGGACACGATCTTCGCGCAGCTCGTGCCCAGCGCGCAGACCGAAATCCCCATCGTGGACACCAGCGCCGCAGGCTCGGCCACTGCGCTCGTGCCTTCGGGTGCCGGCAGCCTGTCCATCGCCACCAGCGCGGCGTTTGCGGCCAATGGCGTGATCTACGTCGGCAACCCGTTTCTGCCCGGCACGCTGTCGGTCACCACGACCGCCGGCACCATCACCGACGACGGCGGAAAGCTCAAGCTCGGCGCGACCACCATCGGCACCGCCACCTACGCCGCCGGTACGCTGGCCTTCGCGAGCGACGCGCCGACGATTGCCGGGAGCAAGACGATCAGCTTCCAGCCCGCCGGCGCACCGCTGGAGCTGGCCGACAGCGCTTCCATCGTTGTGACCGACGCGAGCCGGGCGCTCAACTACATCATGACGATCTTGCCGCCGCCGTCGCCTGGCACGGTGCGCGTGAGCTATCGCAGCAATGCGAACTGGTACGAGCTGTACGACGACGGGGCAGGGCGCCTGCGCGGCGCTGATTCGACCGTGGGCAGCGGCTCCGTGGACTATGCAACCGGCACCGTCGCCGCGACGCTGGGCGCACTGCCGGACGTGGGCGGCGAGGTCATCGTCCAGCACGGCGCCAAGGTCAACTACAAGGACCGCAGCGGCACGCTGGCGAACGCGCCCTCGGTCATTCTCGACCTGGCGAACCAAGGCGCGGAAGCCGGCGCCGTGTCGGTCGCTTGGAATGACGGCACCGCACGCCTGGCGGGCGACAACGGCAGCGGCGTGTTGACGGGCGATGCCACCGGGCCGGTGGCCTATGCCAGCGGCACCATCACGCTCAAGCCCAACGTGCTGCCGGCCTCGGCGGTTCCCTTCACCGTGACCTACAACCACGGCGACCTCGAGACGAAGACCTTCAATGCGCCGGCGCGCGAGGTCAACGGCTCGGTGAGCGTGAACCTCGGAAAGACGAACATCGCGCCGAAGTCGGTGGCACTGAGCTGGAACCTCGTCCTCCAGTCCACGGGCGGTGTGCCGGCCAACCAATGGGTGCCGCAGAACTTCGCGGCCACCAAGAGCGTGACCGACGACGGCGCCGGCACACTGCGCGACGCGCTGGGCGTGGCCTTCGGGACGGTGGACTACGCGACCGGCATCGCCAACTTTTTCCCCGAGGTCATCTCGACCGTGGCGGTGCCGCAGTGGGCCGTCAATCAGCAGGGCGTGCTCGGGACCGTGCTGTCGCCGAACCTGCCGGGCCTGTACCGCAACACGCTCACGGGCTACAGCTATGCGGCGCTGGCGACCACGCTGCCATTTGATGCGTCGGCCGTGGTGACGGCGAATTTCCGGATGGTGGGTTCGAGCAATTCGGCCACCGAGGTGTTCGAACAGCCGCGCCTCTCGATTGCGCTGCTGCCCACCTTCCGCGAAACCGCCGTGCCTGGCAGCGTGAACTTCACGCTGGGCGGAAAGACCTTCTTCGACCGCGCCGGCAGCATCTACAGCGACCTCGACCCGACCACGGGCGCAGGCACGCTGGCAGGCAGCTTCGACTATGCGACCTGCACCGCATCGCTCACGACCTGGCCGGCCTCGGGCTCGACTGATGTCATGGTGAACAGCCTGCTCACCACGCTGGACGGCCAGCCGGTGGAGTACGTGGTGTTCCGCACGCCCGTGGCCCCGGTGCGCACCGGCTCGCTGCAACTGCTCGCGACCAGGCTCAACGGCGGCACCGTAAACGTGACGGCCGATGCCAGCGGGACCATCGTCGGACCCGACGTGCTCGGCACCTTCGACTACTCGACCGGTGTCGCGAAGGTGCGCTTCGGAAGTTGGGTCGTCGCCGCCGGCAACGAGGGCGAGATCTGGTACCGCGCCGATGCCGTGGGCACGGACGGCAAGATCTGGAAGCCGGCGCCGGTCTTTGCGAGCACGATCCGCTACAACGCGGTCGCCTTCACTTACCTGCCGCTCGATGCATCGCTGCTGGGCCTCGACCCGGTGCGCCTCCCGCAGGACGGCCGCGTGCAGATCTTCCGCAAGGGCGGGCTGGTGGTGATCGGTAACACCAAGCGCATGGGCGCGGCCGTGGTCAGCGCGGGGCAGACGCTCAACGTCGGGCGCGAACGCCTGTCGAGCCTGCGTGTGATCGGCAGCGATGGCCTGACCATCGTCGGCGGCTACACGCGCAACCTCGACGCCGGCACCGTGACCTTCAACGACGTGACCGGCTATGCGCAGCCCGTCGAGGTCGAGCACCGCATCGAGGACATGCTCGGCGTCTCCGATGTGCAGAACAACGGCCGGCTGGCCTTCACCCGCCGGATCACGCACGACTATGCGGCGGGCGAGAGCTACGTGAGCAGCGCGCTCATGACCGGCGACCTCAAGGCGCGCGTGTCGACCTTTTTCGATCAGCAGACGTGGACGGGCCTGTGGGCCGATGAGTTGATCGGCAATCCGGCCGACGCGGGCTACAACGACATCGACTTCCCGCTGCTTGTGACGAACAAGGGTGCCGTCACCGAGCGTTGGCGCATGCAGTTCACGAGCACCACGACCTACAACCTCATCGGCGAGCACCTGGGCCAGATCGTCACGGGCCAGAGCATCAACGTCGATTGCGAGCCGATGAACACGGCCGCCGGTGCGCCCTACGTGTCCATCCGCGCCGCGGGCTTTGGCAACGGCTGGGGCAACGGCCAGCTCATCCGCTTCAACACGGTGGCCGCCACCGTCCCGTTTGTCGTCATCCGCACGGTGCAGATGGGCGCCGAGACGGTGCTCGACGACAGCTTTGAACTTCTGGTCCGCATCGGCGTGGACCGCCCCTGAACTGAAAGCGAACCCTCTCTATGACTTCTATCGTGGACACCAGCGTGAAGCTGTACACCAGCGACATGGCGAATGCGCCGGCGCTCACCAATGCGAACGGCTCGCTGATCGCGCTGCTCGACGCGGTGCTCAAGGATGGCTTCGACGTGAAGAGCATCACATCGCTGACCGTGGCTGCGGGAGTGGCGACGCTTGCGTGGACGGGTTCGCATTCGGCGATTCCGCATGCGGTCATCGTCGTGGCTGGCGTCACGGGCGGGCCCGAAGGCTTCGCCGACATGAACGGCGAGCAGAAGGTGCAGACCAAGCCCTCGGCCAGTTCGTGCACGTTCCTCACGTCGCTGCCCGATGGCGCCTACACCGGGACCATCACGATCAAGATCGCGCCGCTCGGTTGGGAGAAGCCGTTCTCGTCCGGTGCAGACAAGGCCGCCTATCGGAGCGCTGACCTTGAGAGCACGCGCATGTTCCTGCGCGTCGATGACAGCTACGGCACCAGCGCAAGGCTCGTCGGCATGGAGACGATGACGGACATCGACACGGGCACGGGTCGATTCCCGACGTCGGCGCAGGCTGCGAGTTTTGCAGAGGGCGGCGGTTGGTGGCCGAAGGCAGAGGCTGGCGCGCAGCCGGCGCCCTGGGTGATCGTGGGCGATGGGCGAATCTTTTTCTATCACGCCTCGCCCTACGTCTCGAACGGCAGTGCCTACAACGGCTACATCATCGGCAACCTGCGCGGCTTCGGAGACCTGATCGCATTGCGACCGGGCGGCGATCCGTATGCATGCATGCTGGGTGTCCAACAGGGACCGGGCGGCTCCTACCCCACCTACGGCACGGTCGATGCCGGTTCGTCGAACATGAACTTCCTGCCCCGCGATTGGACGGGGGTCGGTTCCTCGCACCCCAACTATTGCGTGCCGTACACGGGTTCCCCCAACCCGGTGTCCGGGATGGACAACACCCTCGGCGCTTTCCCGAGTCGCATCGATGGGTCGCTGCGGCTGTCGCGTCGGTTCATGTCGCAGTACCCACTCGGGGACGCACCGCGCGCGGATGTGCCTGGCGTCCTCTCGATCCCGCAGTCCGGGCTCGGTGGGCTGGAGCACAAAGGTTTGTTTGACGGCACGGAAGACCTGGCCGGCCGAAAACTTCTGGGTCTCATCGTCTCCAGTGGTGGCCCCGGTCAGCTACCCACACCGGGCAACGCTGGAATGATCCTGCTCGATGTCACGGGGCCGTGGCGCTAATGGCTGCGACTTTCCCTCCTGTGACGTTGCTGCATTTGAATGGCAGCAACGGCTCGACGGACATCGTCGATGTGATGCGCAACGCGTGGACAGCGAACGGCGGCGCGAAGCTCACGACCGCGGACTCGAAGTTCGGCGGATCGTGCCTGGCCTTGGATGGCGATGGGGATTACGTCAGCATGGCCGGCTCCCTCGCGTTCTACTTTGAAGCGAACGACTTCACCATCGAAGCGTGGATGAAGCCGACCAACACAGGGCGGGAGATGGTGATGGTGGACCACTACCTGTCGGGTCAAGCGGCGTGGCAGGTGCTGGTGACCTCGGCAGGCCTGCTGTCCTTCTATGGCTGGAATGGGTCCACGACGAATTACATCGTCTCCGGCACCTCGTCGCTCTGGGGCGCCTGGCACCACATCGCAGTCTCCAAGCGCAACGGCGTCATTCGTCTGTTCGTCGATGGTGTGCTCGAAAACAGCGTGCCGCACACCGCATCGTTCACTGCCCAGCCGTCTTACTTCGCACTCGGCGCGCAGGTGTCGGCGCGCAATGCGGCCTACGACTATGCGGGTCTGATGGATGAGGTGCGGGTGATTCGGGGAACCGGGCTTTACCTGGACTCGTTCACGCCGCCCGCAGCACCATTTGCGGACGAGACGCGGCCCTCTGTTTTGGAGGCGTCTTTGCCTTTGCCCGCCGGACTGGCGGCGGCGTCGTTTTCGGGCGTGGTTCCGGTCACCAAACAGCGCCTCTACCGCAACTTCAACATCCTCGGCGCCGAGGCTCGGCTGATTGGCACCGTCAAGGAAAAGCATCTGCCCGCCAACACGCCGCTGCGCCGCCGCGTGCGGTTGATTCGAGAGCGCGACGGTGCCACCGTGGGGCAGACATGGAGCGACATGACCACGGGCAGCTATGTGTTCACGAACATCGACTCGGCCGAGGCGTACACCGTCATCGCCTACGACTACCAGCACAACCACCGGGCGGTGGTGGCCGACAACCTGACGGTGGCGGGCGGCGGCGTGGAGTTGGTCGCATGAACGTGTTCGCGATCAACTTCATGCTCACGGCGCTCATGAGCTACATGGGCACCGGTGCGAAGTTCAAGGTCTACGGCGGCATCAAGCCAAGCGCGGGCGGTGCCGAGACCACGCTGCTCGCTGCAGCCGTCCTGGCCGATCCTGAAGGTGTCGTCAGTGGCGGCATGCTCGTGCTCGCGCAGGCCGACGCGGCCGGTGACATCGCATTGGCAACCGGCGTCGCAACGTGGGGCCGCCTCGAAACCGCGGATGGCGTGTGGGTCGAGGACTTCACCGTGAGCGGCCCGTCTGGCAGTGGACAGGTCAAGATCACTGCGGTGGACCCGGCGCCGGGCGATCCCGAGGGTCAGATCTATGCCGGCGGCACGTTCTTGCTCGGGACGGTGATCCTCGGTGCCTAGCGATCTCGTCTTCGACAGGCCGCCGCTGACCGGCTCGCCGGTCGAGCTCGTCTTCGGCGATGACGTGGCAACGCCGAGCGATGCCGTCTATGCGACCGGCCGCATCGCGCTGCCTTCGTTCATCGTGCTTGGCGCCGCGACAGTGAAACGGCCGCCGACCGCGACCGCCGGCGGAAGCATTGCGCTGCCTGCCTTCATGCTGACCGGCACCCTGCGCTACGACAGCGCGGTCGAACGCCCGCTGGTGGGGCGTGCGCGTGCGCAGTGGCAGCTCGCTGCATCTGTGCAGTCACCCGTCAGCGCAGAGCTTCAGGCGGTGCAGCCGGTGCGCGCAACCTCCCGCGCCAAATGGCAGCGCGCCGCGCCGGTTGCTGGGCGCGCGGCACTTGCCTGGCAGGACGTGCAGGCCACTCGAGTGGTCGCCGGCATGCGGCATCAGGACGCGCTGCGCGTCGGTGCTGCGGCGGATGCAAGGTTTCAGGACGTGCAGCGGGTGCGCACCGGCGGCGTGAGCCGCTGGCAGGAAGCCGTGCGCGTGCTGCCGGCTGCGTGGTCCATGCGGCATCAGGATGCCAACCGCCTGCGCGCCGCGGCGCAAGCCCGCTGGCAGGAGGCGGTGAAGCGAGACCTGCTGCGCGAAGAGCCCGCACGCGCAGCCGGACTCACCGCAGCCGGTACTCGTTCGCGCTGGCAGGAATTCATGCGTCCGCTGCCGGGCGTCTCCATCGTCGTGCCGCCGGCACAGGAGCCTTGCTACCTGCCTTCGACGGCGCTCGTTTTTGCAGAGGGGCCGCTCGCCACGGGCGTGCTCGTCTTCGTGTGCGAGCGGCACACCACGCCGCCCGGCGGCGAAATCATCACCGTGCCCATCAGGAGGGCCTACATCGTGCAGAACAGCATCAGCCTCGTACGTATCGACAGCGGCGAGGTGATCGAGGCCTCGGCCTTCTCCATGAGCCTCGATGCGGACTCGTGGACATGGCGATGGAGCGCCACGCTGCCCGGCGCAGCATGGCCCGTCATCCGGCGCGGCATTCATGCGGCACCGGTGGAGATCCTCGCCACCGTCAACGGTGTGCCGTATCGCCTGGCTGCGACCGACTGCAATCGTGACCGCAGATTCGGCGATGCAAGGGTGCAGGTACAGGGCAAGGGGAGGGCGGCCATGCTCGACGATCCGTATGCGCCGATCCTCAACCATGCGTCGGCCTCCGCGCGCAGCGTGGCGCAACTGCTCGACCTCGCGCTGACTTACAACGGCGTGGGTATCGGCTGGGACATCGACTTCGGTCTGACCGACTGGACCGTGCCCGGCGGAACGTGGAGCTTCCAAGGGAGCTACATCGGCGCGGTGCTCGACATCGCCAGCGCGGCCGGCGCCATCGTGCAGCCGCACGCCACCGATGCGACCCTGCGCGTCATGCCGCGCTACCCCGCGGCGCCGTGGAACTGGGACACCTTGACGCCCAACTTCGTGCTGCCTGCGGCTGCTGTATCCATTGAGGGTATCCAGCCGCTGAAGAAGCCGGACTACAACCGTGTGTTCGTGGCCGGCGCCAACGCGGCCGGCGTGCTCGGGCAAATCACCCGCAGCGGCACGGCTGGCGACAGCGTGGCGCCGATGGTGACGCATGCCCTCGCCACACACAGCGATGCGGCCGCGCAGCGTGGGCTCGCGGTGCTCTCGGACACAGGCGCACAAGCGAGCGTCAGCCTGCGGCTTCAGGTGTTGCCCGAAACGGGCCTCATCCTGCCCGGCGCACTCGTGCGCTACGAAGACGGCGCCGAGACGCATCTCGGGCTCGTGCGCAGCACGTCGGTGGATTGGCAGCGTCCGGTGTTGCGCCAGTCGATCACCCTCGAAACGCATGTGGAGGTGTGAGCGTGGCAACGAACGTTTATTCCGCCTTCCTTGCACTGCTGCCGAGCTACCCGCTGCAAGTCGCAACCATCACCGCCATCGACGGCGAGATCGCGCGACTCGCGCTGCCTGGCGGCGGCGTGCTCACGGCGCGCGGTGTCGGCGCCGTGGGCGATCAGGTCTTTGTGCGCGACGGCGTGATCGAGGGTCAAGCGCCCGCCATGCCCTTCGTGCAGGTCGAAATCTAAGAGAAAGAGAAGAGGCACCACATGGACATGGGCGACATCGCCGGCAATCCGATCGCGCAGCTTGCGGCGCTGATTCTTTCCGTTGCCGGTGGCTACAGGGTCTGGCGCGCGCAGCAGCCGACCGAAGCCAAAGAGCGCGCCGACAGCGAAGGCCAGATTGCTGCGCTTGCGACCTGGCAAGCATTGCTCGAAGGCGAGCGTGCAGCGCGGGTGAAGGCCGAAGAGCGCGCCGACAAGTTCGCGGCCGAACGCAACCAGGCGCTGCAGGAGCTGTGGGAGATGAAAGGCCAGATTAAGGCCATGAACGAAACGCTCACCGCGCAGACCCTCGAACTGGGCTCGCTGCGCGACCTCGTTCGCCAACTGAAGGACCAACGAAATGCAAAGTGAATCGCACATCGACGCCGACCGGACGCTGCATGAAGAGCAGCCGCGCATGCGCGTGCCGCGCCAGTGGCGCCGCCTCTTCGAGACCTTGGGTGTCGTCGGGAGCCTGTTCCTCGGCGGCTTCGGCTCGGGCTACTTCTGGGCCACGCGCAATGCCGAGGCGCAGATGACGCGCCAGCGCGACGACCACCTCGCGGAAATCGACCGACTGCGCGAAGCGTTCGGCGACCGCCTCACTTCCCTTGCTGGCCGCGTGAACCAAGCGGCCGGCACCGCGGCGAGCGCTGCGCAGACAGCGGGTGAAGCCGCGAGCACTGCGCAGACCGCCGCACAGACCGCCAACCAAGCCGCGAAGACCGCGGCAAAGGAGTTTAAGAAGCCATGATCGACACACAGACCCTCATCGACTGCACCGGCGCCACGCGCGCCAACGCCGAGCGCTACGTGCTGCACCTGGCGGACGGCATGAACCGCTTTGGCATCCATTCCGACAGCGCGGTGGCCGCATTCCTCGGTCAGCTCACCATCGAATCTGACGAGCTGGAGAAGGTCGAGGAGAACCTCAACTACACGACGGCCGCGCGGCTGCGCGAGATCTTCCCGAGTCTGTTCGTGCAAAGCGGCTATCGCGCGGAGGACTACCTGCGCAACCCGCGAGGGCTGAGCATGCTGCGCTACAAGGGATTTCACGGCCGCGGCCTGATTCAGTTGACCTGGGAGGATGCCTACATCGCCGCTGGGCGGGCTATGGGTGTGAACTACCGCGCCAACCCCGAGCTGCTGCTGCAGCCGCAGCATGCGGCGTTCTCGGCGTGCTGGTTCTTTGCGGACTTCAAGGACTGTCTGCCGGCGGCCGAGCGTGGCGATGTCTACGACATCACCGGGCGCGTCAACGGCCCGAAGCGGCTCAAGCTGGCCGAGCGCAAGGCGGCGACGGCGCGCGCGTACAAGGTGCTTTGCAAATGAATGCGCGAGTCGGTGAGCTTCCGTGCTGGGGCAACCCATGAGCAAGTTGCTCGACATCGTGCCGTCGTGGCTGTGGGCGTTCCTGCTGGTGCTGGCTCTAACCGTGGCGGGAATCGAGCGAACGCAGGTGCTCAAGGCCAAGGCCGATACCGCGGCGGCGCAGAAAGCCGTCTCCGATGAAAAGCTCGACCGTGAGGCCGAGAACACCCGCCGCGCACTCGCCGCGCTCGCTGATCTTCAGCGCGTGATTGCAATGCAGGCGGCCCATGCCAAAGCTCAACAGGAAAACGTCAATGCCTACGAAACGAAACTGGCTGCACTCGATGGTCGCCGCCGCGCTGCTGCCGGCGATGCTGAGCGGCTGCGTAATCAGTTCACCGTCTTCGCCTCCCGTGATCGGGACCAAGCTACAAGCGAGTCCGCTGCCTGCCAGCGTGTCGCGGATCGATCCGCGATCCTCGGAGACTTGGCTGCACGAGGTGCAGAGCTACTTCGAAGCGGTCGAATCATCGTTGAGCAGCGAGATGCCGAAGTGAAAGTATTACTGGGCATCTCCCGTAACGACCGCAGATTGCTTGCCGACTGAACGCCTCGGCCGAATGACTCTAGTACACCTCAATTGATCGGGGAAATGATGAAGAGCATTTGTATGCCCCGGGCTTCGCCCCATTGCCAGCACGAGAGAGACTGAGTTTCAACTTCGAAGTGCTGGAACAGCCGCATGTTTGAGACAAATGGGGGAGAGGTGCATGGCGGCATGCCGCTGCTTTCTCTGTATCGCGAATCAACGCTATGGAACGGAGCGCGACCATCCCATATTCAGGCGATAGGAGTTGCGGCCGTGCAACCATATGGTTGCTCGCTGCGAGCGAAGGGGGAGCACTGGCGTCCAGCTACGCACAAAAAAAATTGGAGGAGTTCATGAAATCCTTTCTTCTGCTGTTGTGCCTCACGGCGCTGACAGCCTGCGGCAGCTATTCCGTAAAGCCTCCACCATCCATTGCATCGGACCCAGAGATAAACGCTTCGAGCCTCTCTCCGGCGGAAGGTCTGGACGTGTATTTCGCCTTCAATGCCGCACTCACTCAAGCGCGCAGAACTCCATCTTCAGAACACCACGCGACGCTTCTTGGCGAAGGGATGGAGCTCATCTCCGCGAATTGCACTCGCTATTTCTCTCGCCTCGGAGCTGCCGACCAACACCTGAGATTTGCGCGACGGGAAACGGTGTTGACCGGGGGCGTGGTCGCGACCGCACTTGGTCTCGCAAACTCCACTCCGAAGGTCATCGCGAACACCGCAGCTCTCTTTGCGTTTGGCGCTGCCACCATCGATGGCTATTCGGAGACTTACGTGTTCTCCCCCGATGTAAAAGCCGTCCAGAGCTTGGTGATTTCAGCACTGAATGCGCAAAAGGCGCTAGGCGATGGGCTGATTGTCGACGCACAAGCGAGTAAGTATCTTAGCTATACAAAGGTGGCGAACTTTCTGCTCGTGATGGAGAGTTCATGCCAGCCTCATGGAATTCGCGAACTAGTAAACAGGGCAGTATTGGGGCTCAAGGCGGTACCGGTCGATGCGACAGCGGGGGTTGTACCGCCTGCTGTCGTGCCGCCTGCTGTCGTGCCGCCTGCTGTCCGGCCGCCCGCTGTTGTGCCGCCTGCTGTTGTACCGCCTGCTGTTGTACCGCCTGCTGTTGTGCCGCCTGCTGTTGTGCCGCCCGCTGTTGTGCCGCCCGCTGTTGTGCCGCCCGCTGTTGTGCCGCCCGCTGTTGTGCCGCCCGCTGTTGTGCCGCCCGCTGTCGTGCCTGCACCGATTCCAGGGGCGGAAACCATTAGAGGGCTCCCATTTCCTCCACCCGAGCCCTCTTTCGGCAAGCCGCCTAGCCGATCCACTTCACAGGAGCTGAAGTTGGTCCCACGTTAA